CCAGCTCTGCCGGCAGACTCAGTGAATAGAAGATTTTCATAGCCGTAGTCCATTAAGAGCACAGATGATACCTGTTCACCAATATCGTTAATTTCGATGAGTACTGCGCCTTCATTATACATGAGGCCTATTCTATATATAATTGAAGCGAAATCAACAGGACTAATATAGTTATCCCTGAATACACATACCTGTTTATAAGGCATTTCCGATACATCAAACACTGTAAATGTTGAATAGTCAAGGCCTTTGCCTCGAGATACGTCAACTGTAATTACATATGAATGGTCTTCTATCGGAGCTTCATATTGATATAAATTGTCTCTTTCTACTAATGGTTTTGAATGTAATAATTGTTTTAATTTAGCACCACTAATTAATGTGCCAGAACTTCCAACAAACTCACAACAATATTCTTGTGCAAATTTTTGTTCGTCGTGGTCAAGTGCCTCCATTGTTTCTTTTCGCCAGGCTTCGTCTCTACCAGGCACATCGTCCCACATAACCTCAACATATTCATAACCATTAGTACCTTCCTTAGCACCCTTACATGTTTTCCAGAAGTGGTTTAAACCGTTTGGGGTAGAGGTCATTAATAATTTTGTTGTTTTACCAGATGATATCGTTGGATATACAGAAGCAAAAAATTCATCAAAGCCTTCAATAAATGCAACCTCGTCTAGGTATAGGAATGAGATTGACTTACCACGAATGGCCGATGATGTGGTAGTACCAGCATATATTTTACAGCCATTTTCTAAGGTAATATTACCTTTATTCCATTCCTCAACACCCTGTTGCATCCATTTTGGTAAAGCTTCATATGCAAGTTGAACTCTACCCAATACCTCTCTTGCAGCATCACCCTTGTTTGCCAATACAGCAACAGTTTTAAATTCATTAAATAGGATGTAGTGTAATATAACAGCTACTGCAGTGGTTGTTTTACCTGCCTGCCTTGATGTTAATACAGCACAACGTCTTTCATCTGTAATCTTTCGCACAATATCTTTTTGGTAATCATACATTTGCATTGGAATTAATCCATGGTCAACATGTACGATCTTAATATATTGCTCTGCAAAGTAAATTGGATCTTTAGCACACTTCAGATATTCCTTTAACATATCTGGAGTCCATTCTACCTCCTCACCTGATTTCTTAAGAAACGAATTTCCTAAGTAACCCTTATAGCCTTCAAGCATTGCTAGAGTCATCCTTTATCATTTTAAGCAAATCTGCGGTTGACACTATTAAATTATTATTGGTAACATTTGTTGATGGGCCTGATTCTTCTTTTGCATATCTTTTCTTGGTTGACATCTCAACATAATCTTTATTAGCGTCAAGTAATGTTTTCATCAATTGAGATACAACCTCGAACGCTCTAGGCGATTCAGATTGTTTTGCAATTTCAACCATTTCCTTTACTGAGTCATCGCCTAGGCTAATGATACTCTCGATATTTTTTCTTGCAAGCTCAATATCTCTTAAATTTTCTTCGGCATTTTTGTCGTCAGGTATTACAGCTAGGGGTGTTTCTTCTTTTACAGCTGGTAGTAATTCAACCTCATCGTTTGTTGTAAAAGCATTAGCAGGAAGGTCGGGCAATTTATCTTCTGTATCGCCTATAATTTCTTTTACTTCCTTAACAGCATCCTCTAGTGGTTTCATACCTAAATGTTGTGCAATTGTATCATCACTCATATCATTCTCTTTATTTATTTTTATTTACAAAATCACTTTCGCCAAAAGCTACACGTTTTCTTAAATCACTACTACTAAATCTGTGGTCTCGTCTATTAAAATACAGGTCGATATCTCGCTTACGACATATGTCTTTCCCTGTGAAGTCTTTGTCGCGATATTCCTCGCCTAAGATACGAACATGAATAGTATACATTTCCAAGATATCTTCTAGATCTTGTTCAGATGAGTAAGGTATAATTTCATCAACATAGCTTAATGCTTTAAGTTGAGTATATCTTTCTACTACTGTCTGTATAGGTCCATTTTTCTCTGGTCTGTCCCCGCTTGGGTCCATTTGCAATCCGACCATTAAATAATCACATTGTTCCTTTGCTTCTCTTAACATTTGTACATGACCTGCATGTAGCAAATCAAATGTACTTGCCGTAAATCCAACTTTTATCATAATATTCCATTCTTTCAAATTACTTATAACCCATTATAACATATTCTATATGAAATGTCAACCATTAACTTGGGGCAGTATTTGCTGTAACCTCTGCATAATCCCAATTGTCATCAAACTCTACTAAGCTATAATCAATACTCATCGCTCTATCGGTTGTAGGTGTATTATTGGCAAACATACCAGGTGAAACAGAATAGAACTCTTCAAATGATGTATTTGCGACTGTATCAGTTGCGTAACGAACATCAACAAATTTAATTGTAGCCTTATCTCTCTCCGGGCCAAAGAACCAACCTTTCATTGTAAAGTTAAGTGTGTATAAAACACTTCTTCGTTCTTCAAAATCGCCCTCGTAAAGGTCCTCGAATGATACATCGTTTAAAATTAAAGGTATATCCATTGGTTCCAGACCATCAATGAGTCGAACCGTACTTGTAAACTCGGGATTGAAAAATGGTAATATTTGTTCTAATAACTTAACAGCGTCTTCATTATATTTAGCCATAATGTATAATGAAAAATCTAAATTATATGGAACACCAGCATATACATATCGTCTATTACCACCATCTACATCAACACCAGTTTTTCTTAATTTTCTTGTTGGTGCAACTTTTCTTTCAGGGTCGTATGACATATTGGTCATTTCAAAAGACATTCTTGGAAGATTAATTGCAACACCTTTTAGAAATGCAGGGTCCTGAGTAACACGAGCTAATATTTTCTGGAACGGTGCATATGATATTGGAACAATCATATCCTGTTTTAAAACATTATTATTATCAACTCTTTGTATTTTTAGCTGATTAAAGTATGTACCAAATAATGCAACGTATTTGCGTAGTGTTGAATTGTAAAAATAATTTGCGATTGCCATGGTTTTACCTAGTTATCGTTGATATTAATACTTTCACTGAATGGGTCTATTTCAGAGAAATCAATAATAGCATCGCCTTCTTGTTCGAATGTTAGGTTACGTGAAATCGGGTCTAATTCAGCAATAGCATTAAGTGTTGCTGTATTTGATGTAAGTATTTCTCTATTAAATCTACTGAAGTAATTATCAATGTTAGCGCGACCAGTCTGCATTCTTTGGCCTGTGTATTCAGCCAATTCACAAACCATATCATAGACTTGTAATGCACCTGATTGATAAAATAAACTTTCATCTTCTACAAATTTAATCTCAAAGATATTTTCTGATAGTGGGAAGTATATTAAGTCACCTTCCTTAGGTCGTATGACAGTTCCTTGTTCCCTAGTAACATATTGTTCAAATGTTCTATTTGCAACTGTAAGTGTCATTTGGTCTCTAATTTGTAAACCAAACTTGGATAGGAAATCACCCTCACCTTCAAACCCATCTACATTTTTAACATAAGTTTCAAATTCAAATGTTTCATTATATAGTGGCAAATCATCTTCGTTAAAAACTTTATCTATGGCACCGTCAACACGAGTAATATAAATTACATCAACGCCGTACATTTTAATGCTTTCAATAACTAAATCTTCAACCAGTTGTTGCTCGTTAAAGTTTGAGTAGTTATCAAAGAATACATTAGTCGCCATGCTTTATCCAATATAATTATAATTGAGGGGTTGTAAACTAGCTACTGCTTCTTCTTCCATACGCATTCTGTCTTCTCTAGCCTCTGCAAGAATTTGTTCACCATTAAATGCAACACCACCGACTAATTGCATTCCACTAAATTTTGTTAAATTAAGTCCCCATTGTTCGCGAACAAGTGCAGCAGAATAATTTTGCAACCATCTGTCGGACCATACATCTGAGTATGTATCTGCGTCTATGACATCATACGCTTCAATGATAATATAATTTCCTACCGTCATAGCAGTTGAGCCATCAATAAATAATTTATTTACATGTTTATTATAACGAATCATTGGTTTACCTACAAGCATTTCTTGTAAGAATTCCATATGTTGCATTGCCATATAATAATTTGTAATATTATAGCCGGTTATATCTTCAAGGTTGTTTAATACGAATTGATACTGAACATTAAAAATACCACTTCCTGTGGAAATACTTGTATTTAAATTAAAGATCCCGGATATACCTAAAAGTTGCGAAGGTAGAGTTATATAACCATTGTCGATATCATCTTGTGTAATCTGATGTTTTAAATAAACTAATTGACTTCCGTTATAGTGATAGTCTCTCCAAAAATCAACAGCTTCATCAATACGGTCATCAACCTGCTCGTCGGCGACATTTATTTGTATGACCGGAGCTCCAAGTTTTCTTAGAATCCAATCTTTAAATTCTTCTCTTGTTGTTGGTTGTGCCATTTTAGTTTCTCTTTAACCTTTTATGATATTTATGATGATTCACTGATGTTATTTACCCACACGGTAAAAGTTTTATGCAGCGTCCCACTATCTCCAGAACCATTTCTAGTGTAAAATTTTATAGTACCCGTTGTGGAATGAATCAAACCACTAAACGGTGTCGTCGCGGGTGACCGGTCTGATACCTGTTGAATATCAAGTTGTATGTCGGCGGCTCCGTGAGCTATCCAACCGCTATCGGTATCTCCAGAAACATTTAGTGCACCGCCATTTAAATTACGTAGAGGTACTGTCTCACCGGCGGCATTAGTAAAGCCTGTTGTTGTCCATACAACCTTATAATCTGTAAGAGTCACACCAGTTTTGTAAAAGACAGTTAAAGCGGGGTCCAGTTCTTTTACAGCGTAATCAGCCGATCCCACCCCATTACCCATTATTTGGCCTGATTGATTTTGAAAAGATCCTTTTTGGTAGTTGCCTACAGTGGTTGAGCCAATGCCATAAGTACGGTTGTATACTGTGACACCACCGTACTTAACTGTAAGCCATGTATCGTAAAAACCTTCGCCATCCGGAGCATCCCATTCCTCAAACCATTCGGTAGTTCCATTTACATATACTTGCGAGCCGAATAAACCAGTTGCACCTTCATAATCCAAAGTACCATCAGGACCAGTTGACGTCGCAATAATGGTTACAAAGTCTCCTGTGCCTTGAGTATTATCCTGCGCCTTAATTGTTATTGTACTAGCTGTAGCACCAAAAATTAGTTGAAAATCATTTGCAGCATCTGTGCCACCTGGTGCATTAGAAAGAACGTTTATACGGTTAGTGGCAGCGAAACCACCTGTTTCTCGAAGATAATCGGTAACTACATTTCCTGATGTTAGACCACCAGCAGCCTTAGGATATTTACCCCCAGCTATAACATTAAATACATGACTTGCCATAATTTTTCCTTAAGCTGTGCCTATCCATCGGCATTCATAATAACCGGTGGCGACAATATTTGAACCATTTGAAGTAGTTGATATTTCTACTTTTACTGTACCTTCCTCATCAGCATAACTGTTAATAGCTCTAGAATCTCTAAAATAGAATTTTTTATCTGTTGCTAATGACATCCATATACCAACACCTGAAGTATCACCACTTGTGGTGCTCATCGTATTACCAGCATGGTTTGAAAATTTAATATAGTATGTTGTTGAAGGTGTAATATTATTCCATTGAGTTGAGCTATAAAGGTATTTGCCTTGACCGCCAACATTGTATATAGATTCATATTTGTAAATATTTCCATCTGCGTCAAAAACCCAACCCATTACCAAATCTTGAGAACCTGAACCTCGGTCCATAAAAGTAATAGGTGTGCCGGAAGTACCAGATAAGCCTATGGCCTCGGTTGGTTGTGATGATAGTGCATCAAACCCAATTGCTGTTGCATCAATTCTGGTTCCACTAATTACGTGTAAATGAATTTGCCATTTTCTATAAGTAGACCAAGTTGGTTCGGTATTATCTTCCCAATTAATTGCTGCTGGCCATGTAGGTGCATGAGGCGTTGTAGATGTATCTAAAATAAGTATTGCGGATTTACCTTCAGCCTCTCCACTGGTAAGAAATGTTGTTGCAGCAGTCATTGTACACGTCATAAACGATGTATTAAAATTAATTGTAGATGTAATTATCGAGGTCTTAGCAGAAAACGCGGAATAATGTGCATCCATATCGGTAATATTTACCAGATTTCGCGAATTGTTTATTACATCTGTATTTGATATTTTAATAGCCATTATGACTCACCTAACCTATTTTTATCTGCTAATTTTAGCATTAACT